ACAATTTCAGCACCAATGTTAAAAATTTGTGCTTTAAGTTCTTTCATTTTTTCTTTAAACATATTTTTTTCTTCTCCTTACGGTATTAAAAAAAGAGCTTATAGCCCTTTAAGTAATTCTTCTTTTTCGATTTCTCGTAGCATGTTTTGGATTTCTGACTTACGCTTGCTACGGTTAGCGTAAAAGTCGTCAATAACAGCTTGTGGTAACAGTCCATCTCCAAGACTTGCAACTGCACCAACATCGTCAAAGGTCATCACTTCATCTGCAAAGCCTTTCTCGACTGCTTCACTAGCTGACATGAATGTTTCGTTCTTCATCATATCCAGAATTTCTTCTTCATTCAATCCAGTCTTAGCAACATACGCATTCACGATAGCTTGGTCGCTAGATTTAAGCGCATTAGAAGCTTTATCTAAATCATCGCTATTACCAGATACATAACCATAAAGCGCTTTATGAATCATAATTTGCGCTGTTGGACTGATAAGCACTTTATCAGCTCCCATGATTGCAACACTAGCAGCGCTTGCTGCCATTCCTGTTACTTCAACAGTCACGTTCCCTGGATAGCTTTTTAATGCTGTATAGATTTCACTTCCAACAGTTACAAGACCACCGTTGGAATTAACTTCCAAAACGATGTCACTATTGTCTTCTGGAAAAGCATCTGTGATAGATTTAGCACTGACCGCTTCCAAACCGAAGTAGTCGTATGCTTCCTGACTATTGTTCGGAATCAGTGGACCTTTCATCTTGATTCTCTTTGGCATCTCTTGTCTCACCTCCTTTCATTGTTTGATACTCTTCTTTCTTATCTAAGAAGACATAGTTCAAACTTGACTGATAACGGTCCATGTTTGGATCAGTAGAACGTTCTTTACCAAGTTCAATCAAAGCTTGGTTAGGTGTTAAGATTTGATTGTTCACAAGTTTTACAATCTCGTCTACATTTCTACCAGTCACGCTACGAGTGTCGAAGTCAACACGATACTTCCTGCGTTCTTCATCACTAAACACTTTCAAAGCAAGTTCACTTGTGATTGCATCAAAGTAGAATGGAAGGTCGTTGGTTACATAATCTTCGGTCAACTGTGCGACAGATTGGTTAGGACTATTGACTCCTAACTTAAAACTAGGAACTCGTAGAGCTTTAGCAATCTGTGCAGTAGAGAAGTTATTAGATGTAATCAACTGCAAGACATTCGTATCAATTTCAAGTGGAGTGTATTCCTGTGTATCGTCAAATACCAAAGGACTGCCACCTGTCGAACCCTCACGCATCTTCTCGAAGTCCATACGGGCTTTCTTACGGGCTTCACCGTTTAATTGAGCACCTTTTAGCTTGATAATTCCACTTGAGAAACCATCTCTAAAGAATTTAATCAAAGTATTCAATCCACCATCTTGCAAGCTGATTTCGTTTCCAAGAGAAAGCAATGGAGACCTGCCAAGAATAGTGTCATGGCTAAAGAATTTCCAATGGATAACGTCTTCTGATTTACATACAATTTCCTTACCGTTTAGACGGTCACGAAAAGTGTAAATCAATTCATGGTCATTGGTTTCTTCGACAGTTGTTTCAGACGGTCTAAAAAATTGAAATTCTAATGGCTTGCCACTTATTGGATCTCGTAGAATACGAGAGAATGAATTACCAGTCAAAATTGTATTGACGGTCATTGCAAACTTCCATTGCCTTGCTGATGTATTACTTGTGGATTTAACATTCAAAAGATAATTCATATCTTCATCTTGTTCGATGTTACCCACTAAATCCTTTTTCAATAATGGAAAACGAGCAACATCACCGGCAATAATAGATACAGCAGTCAAGACATCACTATTCTTTAAAGCAGATATACCAGTATATTCAGGACTTGAATTTCCAGAGATTACCGAAGAGATATAATCGTCATAAGATAGTTTTGACGACCCTAATGATTGAAAAAAAGTCATTTATTTTCTCACCTCCTTTCTATTTTGTTGTGTTTTCGAGATTAATTAGTATAGCCAACAAAATCAAAAGAAATCCAGTTCCTAGAAAACCAGTTATTTCGTTAATTAAAAAAAGGCTGTAAGATATAAATCCTATTCCAATCAGCAATAATATTGTATGTATATGGTTTAAAATTCTCTTCAACATTAAAATAGCGAACCTCCTTCCAAGATTTTCTCGTTTGTCCAATAACCACTTCCATCAAAGGGTTCTAAATAACATGCAGCATAAGCATCTAACAGAGCATCCAGAGGGTCGATTTTATTACTGTTTTTGTTTTTATCAATCCTCATACCGTTATTATCAACTCTAGTATATGCATTATTGATTGCCATTGTTAGCAACTGATTACCACTATGCTTGATTTTTCCTTGACGGACATCATCACGAAACTGTTTCGTAGGCATATTCAATACCATGGTTGTTTGTGGTATCTGGACTAGTGGCCATTCTGGATGTCGCTTTTCTATCATAGTTAATAGTGAACCGAATTGATAAGGGTCAAAGTATATACCTTGTAATTCCCACTCGTTTTGATAAACCATTTCCTCAATTTTTTCAAGCACGCGCTCATCATCGATAACACCACTCTCCAACGTTGTTATCTCACACTCACCCGCTCTTTCCAAGTTGGTATAAGAAACACCGTCTCTTTTTTCTTTTGCGATTAAGCCGTATTTTGTGGCCACAAAAGAAAAGCTATCTGCATACCAATAATCATCCATCATAACCATAGGAGAGATAGAGAATAAGTCACTTGATCTACCAACATCGACACCTAACCAAACTCTACGCTTTTTAGTGTTCGGTTTATCAATCTTAGCTTTCGCCCAGCTTTCTTTATCCATGTAAGACTCTTCAGAGGATTGTCTCCACATGTTGTAGTTTTTAACTAGGATTTCATTTATTGTTCCTGTCTCAAGTGCCACCTTCCTACGTTTTCGTAGGTAGTCCATCATCTTCTTACGTAGCGCTTTGACTTCAAGAATTGGATTTGATTTTATCCAGTTCTTTTCATCTTTGATTTCCTCTTCATCATCTTGTTCAGCAATGAAGGCGAAGTATTCATCGTTTTCAACTTCTTCATCAAGAAGTTTTTCGATATACGCATACTCGATAGTGTGCATTGGTACATTTAAATCAAATCCAGCAGTTGAGATAATCAAAATCAATGGATTGTCCAACTGACCTTGACCAGATTCTAGAAGCTCAATCATCTCATTGGTTTTGGATGCTGCAAATTCATCTAAGATACCAACATACGGTTCAAATCCATCGACTGCACCAGTTTCACGACTCAATGCACGTACGTAGCTTTCATCGTTCAAGTTACGAAGCTCATCTCTGACTATCTTCGTAGCCTTTCTGATATCTGCATTATGGACTCGTAAAGCATCTAACTGCTTACGGATCATATCGTAAGCAATACGTGCTTGTGAACGGTCATTTGCTGTACAAAACAACTGTCTACTCATTGCAGGGTTGCGACCAAACAAAAACTCATACAAGGCAATACCTGCGACTAAGATTGTCTTACCATTCTTTCTGGCCAAGCTGATTAAAGCTTTTTTGAATCGTCTAATCGATATATCGGACTTTTTTCTCCAACCATATAGACTACTCAAAATAAACTTTTGAAAATCTGCCAGCGGGTATGGTTTTCCAGTTTTGACATCTGGGAGCATTTCAATAAAATCTATTGGATTTTTTGCTTTGTCAGGTAGATAAACATACGGAAAGTCTTCATCATCCATACGCTTTAAATCTCTTAAATGGCGCTTGCAAGCTTTTATAACTTTCTTACTAGCTATGATTTCTCCATTTACAACTTTTGAAGCATATTGATAAGCTACGTCTTCCATTGTTTCACCTCCTAACTAACAAAATACAGACTGTGTAGGAATCGAACCCACGACTACAAGATTGGAGCTTGTCATGTTACCTCTACACCAACAGCCTTAAATAAAAAAGAGAGGGAAATTCCCTCTGATATAAAAATCATTTCATTTTACCAACCATATTTATCGTCAATCCAGTTAGCTCGCCAGAGTTCCAATCAATACTATAACTCGTTACTCCATCTAATAACTTTCCGTTTATTGTGATTCGCCCACCCTTTATTGAAAATTCATTTAACTCATAATGTTTTTTCTTCTTCAAATAATGCGGTCTATACTTCATCAGTTATCCTCCTAACTACCAAATTTATCGAAAATACTCTCTTTCTTTTCTTCTACTTGTGGCACGTATAATTTCATACGACTGTCCACGGTTAAACCAAGTTGTGATGCTGCTTTCGTTAGATTGGTTGTCGCACGCTCTAAACTATATAGCATCTTATTAGGCAAAACTTTCCCACTATCTGTTTCAACTACATATCCCTCTTTTTGCAATCCACGAGATATTTCTTTGTAGACTGCATACCATGTGCAGTACGTTTCTAATACTGCTCTATCAAGATTTCTAAGGGGTAGCTTTCTTAAATCTTCAATCACTCGTTTGTATTCAGCTTTAGCGATTGCATCAAAATGTTTTGGTGGTGTTAGTTGCAATGCTTCCAAACCATCAGAAGCCTTTTCTTGTATAGTTTTTCTTGCAATCTTTTCTTCTTTCGTCAAATGACTTTTAGTAGTTTCCACTATCTTCATTTTTCGACCCAAATCGACCACCTCCTTTCTGTTTTTATGGGGGTTCAAAATTTCAAAAACGGAATTTTTCGCACAGAAGAGGGCAGCGTTCTTATATCCGAACGATACCTACCCCCGTTATAAATAAAAGGGGGTATTTCCGTACATTTTATCAGTGCATAACCGAACGATATTCCATTTATTTTTTTGTTTTTTTTAAATTATTTCAAAAAGAATATTTCTCTTTAATTGCTTTCTTATCATTACATTTCTTACAACTTGCTTGAAGATTACTTCGATCTAATCTTTTTGACCAATCTTGTTTCACACTAATAATATGGTCAGTCATAGTAGCTTCATCACCACACATAGCACAGATATAATTTGCTTCAAGCAAGACTTGTTGACTCGTTCTCTTCCAGACTGTTGAGTTATAGAATCGTTTAACTTCTCTATCATACTTCCAACGAGTACGATTATAGTCTGTGTATTCTTGGTTTCGCTTATCATAATCAACCGCAGTTCTCCGACCGTTTAATATAGTCAGCCTTTGTGGTTTCATCCCCTTCTCCTTCTAAAACAAAAAGCCACACATTTATTGCGTGACTTAATGAAGACCTCTCATGAGAATAGTGGGATTTGCACCCACTGGCATCCATGCCGATGTCGACCGATCAGCTTATGCAAGGACTAGTACCTTATCTCTCCTTTGAGAGACCTGTTATTCCCGAAAATAAAAACAGTGTTAGGACGTTTGGAGGTACTATGAAACTATAAAACGTAAAGGAAAATCAACAATGAATTATGTAATCCTAACACCGAATTAAAAAAATATAAATAGGAGTCATCAGCCTTTTGCTGACAATATCATAATACCACTTTAAAACTATCATTTACTTTCTTTATTATCAAAAGTATCAGTAATTTCTTGAATAGCTTTATCTCTAGCACGTTGTATTGTTGCGCTGCTGCAATTCAGTCTTCTTTGAACTTCATCCCACTGAAGCCCGTCAATATAAAGTAACCTCATTACAATGTTTTGGATAGGGTCAGAAAGACTTTCGATTGCTTTGATTAAATCATCTTGCTCTTGATATTCTCGTTCTATCTTCTGATAGATTTCATTAATTTTATCAACCACCCTGATATTTACATCTTCAGTTCGATTATCAATCGATGGTGACTTAGGCATACTATCGAATGACTGTCCTTTAATCGTTCCAGATCTAAGACTGATAATTTCACGATGTAAGGACTTGATTTTAATATTCACATAAGGTAGTTTCTTTAAGCGTTTCTTGATGTCAATCAATCTATCCCTCCCCTATTAAAATATTTAGTGGAACTCCGAAGAAATCAGCTACATCCTTAACTTTGTATAATTTGGGATTTGTTTTCTTATTCTCCCAATACGATATACTTGCGATTGAGTAACCTAACTTATCGCCTAATTCTGTAATTGTCAAACCTCTATCTTCTCTTAGTTGCTTTAGCATAAAAGCAAATCTTTGTCTTTGTTTATCATTTAATCTTTGCTCGTAGTTCATCAGGTAACTCCTCCCACTTCACAAATGAACCATCAATCCATAAACCTTTACGGTCTTTGATTTCCTGGTAAGCCAGTTCAAAACATTCTTCAAAGTCATATCCTAGATTCTTCAGATAACCAATACATCGTACCAGATTGTGTCTGCACATTTCCTTACTGGCAAGATTCTGAGATAACTGAAATTCACTGATA